TGGGTCCGCGGTGGTCGCGCTCGAGAACCTTTCGGCCAAGGCGGCGCAGACCGCCACGAGCCTGCGCGCCGCTGGCGCTGGGGCGCAGGCGTTCGCCGCGACGCCGATGCAGGAGCGCATCAACGCGATGGCTGGCGTTACGCAGGCGACCAGCCAGAGCACGGCGGCGGTGATCCAGCACGGGCGCGCGCTCGATGATCTCCGGGCAAAGTACAATCCGGTTTTCCGCGTCGTGCGCGACTACCGGCAGACGCTGCAGGAGATCCGCGCGGCGCATGCCATGGGCGCCATCTCTGCCGATGAGATGGCGGCGGCCATTTCCCGCGAGCGGCAGCAGGCGCTGCAGTCCATCGCGGCCCTAAAGGGCCGGGCGACCGCGCTGCAAGGCATGGCCGGGGCTGCGAACATGAGCGGCCAGCGGATGGCGCAGCTCTACTACCAGCTCAACGATATCGGCGTTTCGCTGGCGTCGGGGCAAAATCCCTTCACCGTCATGATCCAGCAGGGCTCGCAGATCTCGCAGATCTACGGGTTCGGCCGCGGCGGCGTGAATGCGCTGATGCAGGATCTGGCGAAGTTCCTCATGACGCCGGTCCGCATGTTCCCGGTGCTTTCGGCGGCCATCGCGGCCACGGGCCTCGCGGTCGCCGGCATGAGGCGGGAGATCGAGAAGTCGACGGGCACGGCGGTCACCTTCGGCGACGTCGCCAAGGCGGCCATCGAAGTGATCGGCAACCGGATTCACGAGTTCCTGAAACCGGCCATCGACGCCATCGCGCCGTGGTTTCAGGCGGCGTGGGATGCCGTGGCCGCCGGCGTGAAGTGGGTAGGAAACATCATCATCAACTCTTTCCGCGCGGCGTTTGCCGATATCGTATTCGTGTGGAAGGCGCTTCCGGCCGCCATTGGGGCAGCGGTGACCGGCGCGGCAAATGCCGTCATCAGCGGCATCGAGTGGATGGTGAACAAGGCCATCGGCATGCTGAATGACCTTTCGGGTGAGGTGAACAGCATGCTGGCCAGTATTCCGGGGCTTCCGGAGGACTGGCGTCTCGGGACGCTTAAGCCGATTTCCCTCGAGCGCTACGAAAATCCTTTTGCGGGCGAGCTGGGGCGGCTGCTCGACGAGCGCAACAGGGCCGTCGAGCAGATCATGTCGTCGGATCCGCTGGGGAAGTTCTTTGACGATGTCGCGGTCGAGGCGGTGAATAACGCGCTCGAGCGCAACGAGGAGAAGGCGAAAAAAGCGGGCTCGGCCGGCAAGAAAGCGGGCAAGGACAGCAAGGAAGGCGCCAAGGAGGCCAAAACCGGCTGGGAGAAGTCCGCGGAGGCGCTGGCGAATTACGCAAAGGAAGCCATGGACCTGGCGGGCGCCATCGGCGACGCCATCGTGAATGCCTTCCAGGGCGCTGAGAATGCCATCGTCGAGTTCGTGAAGACCGGCAAGTTCAATTTCAAGGAGCTGGTCACCTCGATCATCGCGGATCTGGCCCGGCTGGCAGTTCGCCGGTTCATTCTGGGGCCGATCGCTAATGCCTTGAGCGGCGTGTTTTCCGGTTTCGCTGGCGGCGGCTTCTCGCTCGGTTGTCTGTTCCGGAGCTTCGACGGCGGCGGCCATACGGGCTACGGCGCGCGCGCTGGCGGGCTCGACGGCAAGGGCGGCTATCTGGCGCTGGTGCATCCGCGCGAGCGCATTGTCGACGAGACGCGCGGCGGCTGGCGCGATCGCGGCGGCCGCGAGACGCCGGTCATCATCAACATCAGCACGCCAAATGTGGAGAGCTTCCGGCAAAGCCGGACGCAGATCGCGGCCGATATCCAGCGCGCCGTGGCGATGGGACGTAGGGGCATGTGATGTCGTTTCACGAGGTCCGCTTTCCCGACAAGATCGGCCGCGGCGCCCGCGGCGGCCCCATGCGCCGGACGCAGATCGTGACGCTGGCGTCCGGCCTCGAAGAGCGCAATGCGAGCTGGGCGCAGGCGCGCCGGCGTTATGACGTGTCCTACGGGATCCGGCGCGCGGATGATCTCGCCGATGTCATTGCGTTCTTCGAGGCGCGCCTCGGGCAGCTCTACGGTTTTCGCTTCAAGGATTGGGCGGATTACAAGTCCTGCCCGCCATCGCGCTTTACGGATGCCCGCGACCAGTTCCTCGGCACCGGAAACGGCGCCCAGCGCCATTTCCGGCTGCGGAAGTGGTACGGCGACCCGGAGCGCACGCTGGGCATCTGGAGGCCGATCTATAAGCCGGTGGCCGGCACCGTGAAGGTCGCCATCGATGACGTGGAGCAGTTCGACGGCTGGTCCGTGGACGTCACGACCGGCATCGTGAGTTTCGATGCGGCGCCAGCGAACGGCGCGGCGGTGACCGCTGGTTTCGAGTTCGACGTGCCGGTGCGGTTCGACACGGACATGATGGACGTCACGCTCGACGTCGAATCGCACGGCTCCATTCCCTCAATTCCCCTCATCGAGCTGCGGCTCCCGGAGCCGCCTTTGCCTGCCTGATGGAGCAATAAGGAATGTCTGCAAGCACGACTCGCCAGATTACTGGTGTTTTGCTCAAGCCCGACGCTACGCCTTTCGCGAATTCGACGGTCACGATTTACCGCGTCAAAAGGCGGGTCATGCCGACCGCGGATGCGGCCATCGTCGACGAGGTCCTGAATACGCAGACGGGGCCTGGCGGCGAGGTTTCCATGTCTCTGGTGCCGGGCAGGTACATGGGGCGGATTCGGCTTTCCGATGCTGATCGCTATTTCGAGTTCACCGTGCCGGATGGTGCTGGCCCGTTCCTTATTCAGGATCTTATCGACCAGTCGCCAGTGACGGACGAGAAGTTCTTCCTCTTGTACGAGCTGGGGCTCAAGGCGCGTGCCTGGGCGGAAAATCCGGAGGACGAGGAGGTCGTTCCTGGGCATTATTCCGCGCTCCATTGGGCGAAAAAATCGGAATCGCATGTCGAGCATGCGGAGGAATGGGCGCAGTCGCCGGATCCGATCAGCACGGAGGCTGGTGGCGACGGTGCGACGGATCGGTCGGCGAAGTGGTGGGCTGGTTATTCTGAGCAGCAGGCGGAACGGGCCGAAGATGCGCGTGATCTTGCCGCGAGTTATGCCTCAACGGCAGGCATGCAGGCTGAGGGTAATGTCTACGACTCTGTTGTGGGCATGGCCTCGATTGAAGTACCGGAGGGCATCAATGCCATCATCGTGATGGGATATTCAGCGGCCGGAGATGGCCGCGGTGGCCATTACGTACGTCGCGAAACGCAGCCTGTCGTTCCGGATCGGTTCCAGTCTGCCGATGGCTCCTGGTGGGAGCGCGTGTATAGCGGAGCGCCCATCGTTCTGTTCAGCACCGGGCAGTCGAATTTGGCATTGGTGATGGATTACGAATGGGAACCGGCACCTAATTTGATGGTCTGGAATTGGAATATAGACGGGTCTCAGGTGCGACCGGACCTTGAGATAGGTACGGCGTTCGTGTTCCCACCATCTGATAAGATCAACTTTTCTTGGTCGTTTGCCAATGAAATGGCAAAGTTGCATCCGGACAGCCCAGTTTTTCTGATCAATGTTGGGGTTGCGGCGCGTCCGATTTCCAATTGGCTTCCCGGTAATCCGGGAATCGACATGTTTGCTGGCTGTGTCAATCAGGTGACCACGGCGCTCGCTCAAATCGGCATTGATCACGTGGACATGATGCTCTGGTGGCAAGGCGAGAGCGATGCACCATCGCCTGAAAACTGGGTGAACAACTTCAACACGGTGCACAACCGGTTTAGAGGCCAGGCGTGGTTCCCTTATACTACGCCGATCTTGATGATGGGGCTAAGTCCCCACAATGCGCAGTCAAGCCAGATGGTCCGATATGTCACAAATGCGGTCTGCTTGGACCCGGACTACAGGCACTTCATCAATCTGAGTTCCCTCCCGCTTGGGGATTTCTGGGATCCAAATAGTACCCTGCATATGGTGGCAGAGGGTTACTATCATGCTGGGATTTTTGCCTTCAATGCGTGGCGCGGCAAAGCCTTTGCCCTCATGAAGGGGATCAATGTGGACCCGATATCCGGAAACATATATATCGGGTCTCCCGGCGTCCCTGGGAATAACCAGTTCTCCATCCGCCGTGACAGCGACTCGGCGGCTCTCGCACTGGTCGCTGCGAATTTACATCCGTCATCTGCTGGAGTGAGATCGGACCTAGCAACGCCTGCGGGCACATACCGAAGATATATTCAAGGCAATAACGCCTACTTGTCGTGGGACGGGCCTGGCTATCTCCATCTCCGATCCATGGATGCGGATGGTGAGCTGACGTTCTGGAGTGGTGGCGCCTTCCAAGCTCTCCTTAACAAGGACGGCAATTTTACAGTCGGCGGCACGACTTCGGCACCATACAAGATGTACTCTTACGGGCCATTTGGGTTCAGGCCTGGGCCTAATGTTGATCCGGTAAATAATCTTGATGTTGTCTTCGATTTTCCGAACAACACAACTATCAGGATCAAGGCCAAGGGGCCGGACGGCATAGTGCGCTCGGCATCGATCGCGCTGTCGTAACAACGGGCAAATCCATGAAACAGTTGTCTGGTGCGCTCGCGAGCCACCTCGCGGGCGGAGCGACGACGCTTGCGTGGTGCTGGCGCGTGACGCGGATCGATGGGCAGGTGTTCGGCTTTACCGACCATGACCAGCCGCTCACTTTCGACGGCACCACCTTTGAGCCGGAGTCCGGCTTCATTGCCTCGGAGATCCGGGCGGTCTCGGATCTCTCCGTCGATGCCCAGGACGCCGAGGGCGTCATCAACTCGGATCGGATCACGGAGGCCGATATCCTCGACGGGCGCTGGGATAATGCCGAGGTCGAGGTGTGGCGCGTCAACTGGCAGGATCCGAGCCAGCGCGTGCTTCTGCGCCGCGGCGCCATCGGGCAGGTGCGCCGTGGCCGGATGATCTTCGTGGCCGAGGTGCGCTCGATGGCGCACGTGCTGCAGCAGACCGTGGGGCGCATCTATCAGGCCACGTGCGATGCGGCGCTGGGCGACTCGCGGTGCAAGGTCAATCTGAATTCGTCCGCCTATCGCGGCACCGGGACGGTGCTCTCGCTGCAGCGGTCGCGGGCCTTCATCGCGTCCGGGCTCGACTCCTTCGACGATGGCTGGTTCTCGTTCGGCTTCGTCGAGTGGACGAGCGGGGCGAACGCTGGCCGGCGGGCGGAGGTGCTCCTGCATTCCAAGATCGCCGGCGTGGTGACAATCATCCTGCTCGAGGAGCCCGTGAGGCCGATCTCCGCGGGCGATGGCTTCATCATCCGGGCGGGCTGCGACAAGCAGGTGTCCACGTGCCGGACGAAATTCGGCAACGTGGTCAATTTCCGCGGCTTTCCGCATATCCCGGGGCAGGATGCGGTCATCCGTTACGCCACCAAGAGCAAGCCGAACACGGGGCAGGTGCTATGAAGCGGCGGCGCAGCGCTTCCGCGGCCCGCATCATCGCGGCGGCGCGGGAATGGATCGGCACGCCATATCACGATCAGGCATCCGTCAAGGGCGTGGGAGCCGATTGCCTCGGCCTCGCGCGCGGCGTCTGGCGCGAGGTGATTGGTCCGGAGCCGGACGATATCCCGCCTTATACGCGGGATTGGGGCGAGGTGGGGCCGGTGGAGGTTTTCGCCGCGACGGCGATGCGCTGGATGATCCCCATCGGTCTCGAGGAAATCCGGCCCGGCGCTCTGCTCGTCTTTCGCATGCGCGAGGGGGCGGTCGCCAAGCATTGCGGGATCCTGACCGACGCCGGGACCATCATCCACGCCTATGACCGCCTCGGGGTGATCGAGGAGCCGTTCGGCGATGCCTGGCGGCGGCGGCTCGCCTTCGCGTTCCTCTATCCGCAGGCTCGAGACGTTAGAAAGAAATCCTGAGACATGGCTGCGATTGCATTGGGCGTTGTCGGCTCCGCCATCGGCGGCGCCATCGGCGGGACGATTCTCGGTGTTTCGGCCGCCACCATCGGCGGCATGATCGGCACCACGGTCGGCTCGGTGGTCGACAGCTGGGTTGTCGGCATGCTCATGGGCGGCGAGACGCAGCGCGTGGAGGGCGCGCGCCTCGACGCGGCGCGCATCACGGGCTCGGGCGAGGGCGCGGTCATTCCGCAGGTGTTCGGCCGCATGCGCATCGGCGGCAATGTGATCTGGGCGACGGATTTCCGCGAGGAGATCATCAAGCGCAAGGAAAGCGCCGGCGGCGGCAAGGGCATGGGCGGCGGTGGCGGCACGACCGTGGAATATACGGAGTACCGCTATTATGCCTCGTTTGCGGTGGCGCTGTGCGAGGGGCCTGTCACCGGCATTGGGCGCATCTGGGCGGATGGCGACTTGCTGGATCTTACGGGCATCACGTGGCGCTTCTATCCGGGCACGGAGACGCAGCAGCCGGACCCGTTCATCCAGGCGAAAACCGGGCCGGAGACGCCAGCCTATCGCGGCACGGCTTATGTGGTGTTCGAGGACGTTCTGCTCGAGCGCTTCGGCAATCGCATTCCGCAGCTGACTTTCGAGGTGTTCCGCGCGCTGGATGATCCGGACACGGCGGAGGGCGCGGTCAAGGCGGTGACCATCATTCCCGGCGCTGGGGAGTTTGTCTATGCCACCAGCAAAGTGACGCGGAACGCGGGGCAGGGCGTCTCTGCGCCGGAAAACTTCAATGCGCTCACGACCAAGTCGGATTTCCGCGTCGCGCTCGACCAGCTGCAGGCGGCGGTGCCTGGCATTCAGGCCGTGTCGCTGGTGGTGTCGTGGTTCGGCTCGGATCTGCGCGTCGGCAATTGCGAAATCAAGCCGAAGGTCGACCGGGCGTCGAAAACCACAAATATCGCCTGGTCCGTTGATGGCGTGACGCGCGGTTCTGCCGAGGTGGTGTCCTATATCAGCGGGCGCCCGGCGTTCGGCGGCACGCCGGCGGATGTTGCCGTGCGGGAGGCGATACAGGAGTGCAAGGCGCGCGGCCTTCGCGTCACGTTCTATCCGTTCATCATGATGGATATCCCGGCGGGCAACTCGCTGCCGAATCCGTACAGCAACAACGCCGGCCAGACCGGCCAGCCGTCCTATCCCTGGCGCGGCCGCATCACATGCTCGCCTGCTCCCGGCTACGCGGGCACGGTCGACAAGACGGCCACCGCGGCCACGCAGGTCAATACGTTTTTCACGCGGACCTGGGGCTATCGGCGGTTCATTCTTCATTACGCCGAGCTGTGCGCGCAGGCCGGCGGCGTGGACACCTTCCTTATCGGCTCGGAGCTGCGGGGGCTGACGCAGATCCGCAGCGCGGTTTCGCAGCTCATCACGCTGGCGAATGACTGCCGGACGATCCTCGGGGGCAATACTAAAATCAGCTATGCCGCGGACTGGTCGGAATACTTCGGCCATCATCCGCAGGACGGCTCGGGCGACGTCTATTTCCACCTCGATCCGCTCTGGGCGTCGAGCAACATCGATTTTGTCGGCATCGACAACTATATGCCGCTGTCGGACTGGCGCGATGGCTATGAGCACCTCGACGCGCAGGAATGGGAGTCGATCTACCAGCGGGAATATCTGCAGGCGAACATCGAGGGCGGCGAGGGCTTCGATTGGTACTACGCATCCGATAGCGCGCGCGCCGGGCAGATCCGGACGCCGATCACGGACGGCGCATACGGCAAGCCGTGGGTGTTCCGCTACAAGGATCTGCGCTCCTGGTGGTCAAACCAGCACTATGACCGGCCTGGCGGCGTGCAGTCGGCAACGCCGACCGCGTGGGTGCCGCAAAGCAAGCCGATCCGCTTCACCGAGCTGGGATGCCCGGCAATCGACCGCGGGTCAAACCAGCCGAATGTGTTCCTGGATCCGAAATCCGCCGAGTCGGTGGCGCCGTATTTCTCGCGCGGCTGGCGTGACGACGCCATCCAGCGCGCCTTTATCGAGGCGGTGCTGCTCTACTGGCGGAACAGCGCGAATAATCCGGCTTCTTCGGTCTATTCGGGCCGCATGATCGACGTGGACAATTGCGCCATCTGGACGTGGGATGCGCGGCCTTATCCCTGGTTCCCGTCGCTTTCGGACGTGTGGGGCGATGGCGATAACTGGCGGCTCGGGCACTGGCTGCCCGGGCGGCTGGGCTCGGTCTCACTGGCGGCGCTGGTGCGCCATCTCTGCGCTCGGGCCGGCCTGCCGCCGGCATTCGTCGACGTCTCGCAGCTGTGGGGATCGGTCGAGGGGTATCTCATCACGGCGCTGGAATCGCCGCGGGCCTCCATCGCCACGCTGGCGCAATACTTCGGCTTTGATGCCGTCGAAAGCGAGGGCCGCATCGTGTTCCGCATGCGCGGCCGCGGGCCGGTGGCGCGCGTGGCGATGGACGATCTCGTCCAGGAAGGCAACGGGGACGTGATCGAGTTCGAGCGCGGCCAGGAGACCGAGCTGCCGCAGGCGCTAAAATGGACCTTCGCGCGGTCGGACGAGGAATACGACACGGCCACGGTGGAGGCGCGCCGCATCACGGTGGAAGCATCCCGAGTGGCCGCCGCGCAGTTCCCGTTCGCGGTTCCGCCGGAGGAGGCGGAGCGCCACGCGCGCCGGGCGCTGCAGGAGACGTGGGTCTCGCGCGAAAGCGCCACGTTCCGCCTGCCGCCGTCGCTCCTGGCGCTGGATCCGGCGGACGTGATCGCGCTCGAGCACGATGGCCGGACCTATGATCTCCGCCTTTCGCAGGTGAATGACGGCAGCCATCGCGCCATCACGGCCGTGCGGCAGGACCGCGACGTCTACGACATGCCGCCGGGCGAGGTGCGCGCATCGGCCATAAAGCTCCCGGTGCTTTTCGGGGAGCCGGCGGCGCTAATCCTCGACCTGCCGCAGATCGCCGAGGACCACCAGCCGCATCATCCGCTGCTGGCGGCCTATGCGCAGCCGTGGCCGGGAACGATGGCCGTCTATCGCAGCCAGTCGCTCGATGGCGGCTTCCAGCTGCTCACCAGGCTAGACTCACCGGCGCGGATGGGCGTCACCACCGAGGACTTCCACGCGGGGCCGGCGTCGCGCTTTGACATGGCGAACGCGCTGGTGGTGGAGTTGACGAGCGGTACGCTCACCAGCGTGCCGGATCTCCTGCTTTTCGACGGCGAGAATGCGCTGGCGGTGGAGACCGAGCCGGGCGTCTGGGAGGTCGTGCAGGCGGCGAATGCCGAGCTGGTGGCGCCGAACACGTACCGCCTGACGCGGCTTCTGCGCGGGCAGCGCGGCACGGAGGACGCCATCCGTCCGACCGTGGAGGCTGGCGCGCGCGTGGTGCTGCTCGACGGGCAGCTGGTGAGCCTGCCGGTGGCGATTGGCAATATCGGGCGGCCGTGGCAGTGGCGCATCGGGCCGGCGGGCCTGCCGCATTCCGATGACGCATATATCGGCTTCGAGTTCGCGCCGCAGGCGCGCGGGCTCGAGCCGTTCTCGGTCTGCCATGTCGAGCAGCCTTACTTGCGCGGCCGCGAGCCTGGCGATCTCACCATCCGGTGGGTCCGGCGGAGCCGATCCATCGGCTCGGATAGCTGGGATCTGGTCGAGGTGCCCATGGAGGAGGACGTCGAGTCCTACGAGGTCGATATCCTCGACGGTGCCACGGTCAAGCGCACGCTCTCGAGCAATACCACTAGCGTCGTCTACTCGGCGGCGGACCAGACGGCGGATTGGGGCGTGCCGCTGGGGCCGGGGCAGACGCTGACTGTCCGCATCGCGCAGCTCTCCGCGCTGGTCGGGCGCGGCATCGAGCGCACGTTCACGCTGCAATTCTAAGGGGTCTTTCCGATGGCTGATAACACGCCGCTGCTGGGCTTGCCGTATATTCTGGCGGCCCAGGCGCAGAAGCATGTCACGCACAACGAGGCGCTGCGCTTGCTGGACGGCATCGTGCAGCTCTCCGTCAAGGACCGGAACCTCAACACGCCGCCGGGCTCGCCGGTGGACGGAGACCGATATCTCGTGGCCGCTGGCGCCAGCGGTGATTGGACCGGCTGGTCCGGCGATATCGCCATGTTCGCCGATGGCACCTGGTGGCGGCTCGTCGCGCGGCCGGGATGGCTGTGCTGGGTGGAGGACGAGGGCGTGCTGCTGGCGCGCGGCGCCTCGAGCTGGTCCGTGATCAGCGGCAGCTCATTCTCCCTGTTCGGCGTCAATACCACGGCGGACACGACAAATCGCCTGGCGGTGAAATCCGATGCCGTGCTGTTCTCGCACGATGACGTCACGCCCGGCTCAGGCGACATCCACGCCAAGCTGAACAAGTCGGGCGCGGCGAAGGACGCGGGCTTCATCTTCCAGAGCAACTGGTCGACGCGCGCGCTGTTCGGCCTGCTGGGCTCGGATGATTTCACGCTCAAGGTCTCGCCGGACGGCTCGAATTTCAAGGACGCGCTGGTGGTCGATGACCAGAGCGGGCAGGTCTCGCTGCCGCAGGCACCGAAGTTCTCCGCCTATATGAACTGGAACGCTCCGAATTTCCCGGTGACGGCGGATGGCTGGGCCAAGGTGCCTTTCAACTTTACGGCGCACAACGACTATTCAGCGTTCGATGCGGTGGATAGCTCGTTCGTCGCGCCGGCGGCTGGCTACTACCAGTTCGGGGCGTATTTCGTCGCTGAATCGGAAACGGCCAGCACCAGCGAAATCATGGCCGGGCTTTCCATCGATTTCGACGTGCCGGCGGCAAACCGGCGGGTCATTACTGTGGCGGAAGCCGGCAAGAAATGCGCCGTGCATGTGAGCGGCCTGCTGAAACTGAACGCCGGCCAAAAGGTCTACGTGCTCGCGTATTTCACGGGCGACGATGGCGAGATCCTCGACAATGAAAATTATTTCTGGGGTCACCGCGTCGCCTGAAAAGAGCGGGAATTGTCGGGATATTTCCGCTTGCCTTAAAAATCGAATCAGGAATCGGGACGGGTAAAGTGGGGGCGGGCTGTGAGTGAAGGGCCGCGGGTTTTCTGGGAAATCTTCAACGAGCGGGGCGCGCTGCTCGCCTTTTTCGGCGCGCTGGGCGGCGCGGTCCGATCCGCCGCTCTCAAAACGGGATGGAAGGAGAGTTTGCGCGTCGTTTTCATCGGCTCGGCAACCAGTTTCGGCGTTGGGGTGTTGGGGCCGGTGGTGCTGCGGCCGTGGATCGGCGAAATTCCGCACGGAATGACCGGGGCGCTGGGCACGCTGTGCGCATCGGCATTTCTGGTCGGCCTGGTATCCGTGACG